TGATAATGCTTTTATATAAATGATCTTTGCAGGTTTATTCGGAGCTGTTTCTTTATTTTCCGAATAATCAGACCAATCACTAGATGTTTTACCTTTCCAAGCACGAGCTCTAACTTTATACTCACTACCAGCACTAATAGTACATGAATATGATGCATGGTTCTTAGTTACTTTAGCTTTTCCAGTCTTGAACGTTGTACTGTTGTCTTTTACTATATTAAATTCTATTTCCGTTACTTTATCTTCTATATTATTGATTTCTGCTGTTAATTTATACTTGTCTATTGTAACAGTAGGAACAGCTGGAACGGAAGGTGGAGCATCGGCGAAGTCGTATATTTTGCTTGTGGAATAATCAGCAGTCCAGTAACTAACTTCTTTTTTATTAACCTTATGCTTCTTAGATACAGGCTTAACTTTGAATTTAACTTTAGTTGCGTTGCTAGGTGCATTATAAGTGCTTTGTTTGTCTTTAACATCTGAGCTACTACCAACAAACCAAACACCATCACCAGTGGCATAATACCATTTCGCAGTATAATGATCTGTATTAGACTTTGACCATTCCCAAGTAGCAAATATAGTTCTATCAGTATCAGACTGTAAGCCGAAATGTTCTATCTTTGGCGCGTTAGAATTTGGTTTTTTGCCAGGTTTACCAGGTTTACTAGGTGACGTAGACTTACCAGATATTATTAACTTTTGTCCAACGTATATAAGATAATTTCCATATCTATTTTTCTTCAAGTGATTAAGCTTTACTAATTGTGATAAAGATATACCGTATTTTTTACATATGGGTGTTGGTAGATCTCCCCTTTTAACTATATGATACTTAGTTGCCATTACCTATATCCTCCTTTCCATTCTAGCTGCTCTAACAAGAGTTTCAACAGCATTACTAATATTACTTCCATCATCGTATGTGATACCATTTATTTGATAAGTTGTAGAACTTGTATTTCCAATTTCATTCTTTAAGTCTTTTATAGCTGATACAACTTCTGCGTTGCTAACTCCATTTTGAACTTTTCCGATAGATTGTGTAATTCCACCAGATACACCAGCTATAGACATCGTTCTGTTTGATAATAGATTGTTTATAGCACTAGCTCCACTCTGAACATTTGATAAATCCATAACAGGAGTTATTACAGGATTTGCATCCATATCAGAATTAAGAACTTTACTTGCTGCACTTAATGCTTTATTAGTAGAGTTTATAACAGTTTGTGCTAATCCTTCAGCTGGTTTATCTGCAACACTAGCGTATTTAGTCAAGCCTTTTGCTAAACCTAAAACTGTATATCTACCTATTTCCATAAACACTCTAGAAGGTGAATGAATTTTTAATATTGCTTTAGCTTTGTCAACTACACTTTTTATACCGCCTGATATTGCAGCTTTAGCAGCACTAATACCTGATCTAATACCTCTTGCTAAACCATTTATTAAGTTTCTACCTGCACTTACTAAAGCACTAGCTGCTCCACTAGCCGCACTTTTAGCTGCATTTATCGCACTTCTTATAGCACTTCCAACTGCACTAATCTTACCTTTAATACCATTTACAAGACCACCTATTAATTGTCTACCTTTATCAAGTAAAGCGGTAGCAGCTCCACTAAGAGCGGATTTACATCTATTAAGCGCTTCTTTGGCTGCACTAGCAACTGCACCAAGCTTACCTTTGATTCCGTTAATAAAACCACCTATTACTTGTCTACCTTTATCAAGTAAAGCAGTAGCTGCTCCACTAAGAGCGTTTTTACATCTAGTAAGTGCTTCTTTAACTGCACTTCCTGCTTCACCAACTTTACTTTTAATTCCTCTTATAAGACCACCGATAAGTTTTTTACCTGCTTCTGCTAATCCTCCAACTGCTCCGGCTGCTAAAGATACGGCTGCTCTAATTACTGCTTGAATCAAACTTTTTACAGCTCCTTGAAGTCTATCTGAATTTTCGTTTAATCCTTTAGCTACACCTTCTATAAATTTTATTGCTAAATTAATACCGGCATTTATTATTTCACCTAGATGTTCAGCCACACCATTTATAAATTTTGTTACGATCTCTGCTCCGACTGTTACTATTCTTTCTATATTATCAGCTATTCCTTGCATCAACATTAATATTAGGTTTACTCCAACTTCTATAAGTTTAGGAGCCGCATTACCTATTGCTGTAGCCAAAGCGATTACAAGAGCAGTAGCAGTAGTTATTATTTGTGGTATTGCATTAGTTAAAGCTTGTAATATTCCAGTTATCAATTGAGTCATAGCTGTTATTATTTGTGGTATACCATTAGCTAAACCAGTTATAAAGTTCGTTATAGCACCTGCTAATGCAGTACCCAATGTAGGTAGCAATCCTATTAATTGTCTAACAAGTTCGACTATAGCGAATCCACTACCAGCTGCGGCTGCACCAACTAATGTTAAACCAGTACCAAAAGCCAATAAACCAGCACCTACTAATGCACATGACGCACTTAGTAATGCTATAGCTCCAGCTAATGCTATTAATGTAGGAACTACTGGAGTTAACACTAAGCCTGCTACACCGATAACAGTAAATGCTCCTGCTAACGCTAGTAATCCGATTCCAACTTCTTGTAAGCTAAGTGAACTTAATGCCATTAATTGCGGTGTTAATAATGCTAAAGCACCAGCCATAATAACCATAGCTGTTGCACCTAATATACATCCAGACATTGCGTACATTGCTACACCTAATATAGTTAATGAACCTGCTAAAGCAGTAAGTCCAACTGCTAATGATTCCCAAGACATACTTCCTAAAGATTGTAAAGCCGCACTTAATACCAATAATGATGCTGACATCAATCCGATACCAACTGCTAGTAATGATAGTTGACCTCCTGGTATCAATGCTGTTGCCGCGCCTAATATAGTTAAAGCTCCAGCCATGCTAGTCAATCCTACTGCTAGTTCTCCCCATGATAGTGAGCCTAAACTTCTTATTGCTGGAACTAGAAGATTTAATGCTCCAGCCAATATAGTTAAACTAACAGCTGTTGATAGCATTCCTCCTGACGCAGATCCAAAATATGAGAATAATGCTAACTCAGTTAATATCAGTCCAATACCCACCAAACCTTGTTGTAATCCACTTAAGTCCATACTACCAAATTGTTTTACAGCGGATGCTAATACGTTTAATGCCGCCGCTAATATTAGTATTCCAGCTGCGTTACCTAAACTCATTTTGACGCCATCCATAAGTTTGGCGAAAGCTACCATTTCAGTCAATACTACACCTACGCCAACAAGTCCTTGAATTAGATTTCCAGTATCTAGATTACCAAGTGATTTGACTGATGCCGCAAATATAGCAATTGCAGTTCCAAATATTATCATAGATGTAGCAGTTTTAATTAGCCCTTTACCTGAACCATCCATAAGTTTCGCAGCAGCAGACATTGTAACCATTAGAGTAGCGATGCTAATCAAACCTTTAGCTATTTCTTCCCAATTGAGACCGGATAATACTTTCATTGATGCCGATAATAATAGTATAGCTGCTGACATCCCAATCATAGCAGTTGCCAAACCGCCCATCTTCAAGAAACCGTTTTTCATGTCTAATTTTTCCAAGAAAGCCATACCTGCCATTAATTCTATGAATAATGCTGTTATACCTGTTAAAGAACTACTTAATTTAGCATCATCAATTGTTGATAATGTAGCCAACGATAATGCTAATATACCAACAGCGGCTGCTATTTTTAATAATGTTCCAGCTCTTATATTTGTAGACCATGCTGCTAATGCTTCGCCTACTGAATCCAAAACATCTGTCACTGATTTACCAGCTTCTTTTATTGCTCCAAAGAAACTTGTTGATTCTTTAACTGTAGCTTTTAAAGTATCCAAACTACCTTTTATAGTCTTAAATATTCCGCCTGCTAATAGAGTGTTAAGAGCTCCAAATATCGCACCAAAGTCTATTGATCCTATCGCTTTACCTATACCTTCAAATATCGGTGCTATTCCGTTACCTATACCTTGTATTGCATTACCTAAAGTATCAAACACTTTACTAAAATCTAATTTACCAAGATAGTCGAAGAATGATGTAATAGCTTTTCCAGCACCACCAATAACTTTACCTATACCATTAAGTCCTTTAGATATACCATCAGAAATTTTACCAAAGAAATTACTCTTATTCGCTGCGTCATTTAATCCTGAGGCAAATTTACCTATGGCAGAAGTTACTGATAATACAATATGTCCCATCCCACTAAATATATTAGTTAAAGGAGAGAAACCTTTAAATAGTGAAGTAACAGCATTTTTGCCTAAATTAAAAACAGAGAAGAGTCCTTTAAATGTATTTCTAATTTTGCTAGCTGTAGAATCACTCATTTTGAATTTTTCAGTAAGATTCTTAAATCCTTCTGAGATTTGAACTAGCTTTTCTCCAGTCATTGGTGGAAATACATCCCTAAAACCATCTTTAATTGCTCCAAGTCCTTTACCAACACCTTGAACAATGTTAGTCATTCCTTTTATTACGTCGTCTCTACCACCGTTCTCGTTCCAGAATTTAAGCATTGCATTTCTTGCATCTGTAGACGGCTTAATTATATTATTAAAACCATCACTAATAGATGTTAACAACTTAGTAGCTTGGTCCTTATCACCTATAATGTATTCCCATGATTGCGCCCATCCAGAACCTACAGATTCTTTCATAGTATCAAACAATTGTGAAACAGTTTTAACTTCTGTAGCAGCTTTAGTAGCATTTTCTGCTAACTGAACTATTGCTTTCGCTTGTGCATCAGTATAACCTTGAGCTTTCAATTCAGCTTCTGTATATGCTCCTGAAATTTGTTTTAATGTTTCAGTTAATACGTCACCTGTCAACCATTCGCCTTTAGTTAAACTTTCTCTAAAGCTACCGTATTTTTTAATTGCCGCTTCTGCACCTGTACCCATAACTTCTGAAGTTCTTATTAATGCGTCTTGGAATAACTTACCACCCATACCTCCATTAACTACAGAGTTCCAGTCCTGTAAAGAAACTTTACCAGCGGCTAAAGCTTGTGATAATTGGTACATTACAGTTGATGCTTGCGCAGATGATGAGCCAGATGCCGCCGCTAAGTTAGCTATACCTTTTATTGCCGCTGTAGATGTATCTAAGTCAACACCTGCTGCTGTAAATGTACCTATATTTCTTGTCATTTCGGCAAAGTTGTATATAGTTTTATCAGCATAGTCATTCAATTCATTTAATGTGCTTGTAACATCTTTCAGAGTAGTTCCTTGATGAGCAGTGTTAGTTAATATTGTTTGAATCGAGTTCATTTTTGTTTCGTATTCACCAAAGCCATCAGTTATAGGTTGTATTGCTAACGACTTTACTAAACTAGCTCCAGCACTCATAGCACTGCTTGTAATCTTAGCCAAAGCTGTTGCACCCATAACACCGAGAGCACTAAACTTAGCAGTAACTGCGTCAACGCCACTACTTAAACCGTTTAGATTTACTTTACCAGCAGCCCTACTAATGCCCTCTAATCCTTTAGATGTATTACTCATTTTGAGCTTTTCGTTTAAGTTTTTAAGACTAGATAAAGTAGTTTTTACACCACTTTCGAAATTCTTATTGTCAAACTCCATTTGGACAATTCTTTTATCAATCGAACTCATGCGTTAACCACCTCCATCCATGCTTCTTCAGCTATCTTATCAAATATAGGTCTTATGGCTGGATTTATATAATCTCTACCAGCTACATAGCCTCCTGTACCTGTACCATGCCCATATTGTAATATGACAGCTATATAGACACCTTTATTGGAGTTTGTATTCGTCCAATATATAGTGTGGTTGTCTCCTTTCGATTCTATTTCGTAGCTCCACGCATTTGCTGTTGCCCCACTGTCAACTGGAGTGGCGCTAGCTAATGCTGATACGCCTGCTTGCCCATATCTTTCAAGTATTTGTTTCACTTGAAAATTCTTCATTTTTTCTAAAAATTTAAAAGTTCTATTAAAATCACCTTTACTAGTGATTCTTATGTTCATGATTAATCTCACCGCCTTTTATTTAATAAGACGTTGAACTTCATGCATAACATCGTTATAATTATATCCAGCTTCTTCTAGCAATTTTTTACAGATTTCATCTTCTCCCCATTTACCTTCTACCACCTCTTCCGCTACCTCTTGTATAGTCATATTCATTCTTTTTCTAGTCATTGTGTTAACTCTATCATTAACAATATCTCTATCGTATCCTGATATACTTAATTCTTTATCACAATTTTTACTTTTCTTACCAATAACAATTTCTTTTGCAATACGTTTATTATTGTTTTTGTGACGATTTATAGCAACACGATCGAATGAACTCATGGTATTCACCTATCCTTTAGTATTTAATTTTTTCTTTCTCGCTTCGTTTAACGCCTTATTTCTTTGTAATATTTCGTTGCGTCCCATCTTCTTAGGTGGATTATTTTTAATATTGCATACTCTTATCAGAGTTAATAATCTATTAAGATGCCACTTTTGGCATTCAAATGGAATATTAAAAGCGACCATCCAATAATAAATAATTTCAGAGGTTATGATTTCTCTGTTAGGGGTTTGTCTTGTATCACTAAAGGTTGTAGCGGTCATTGGGTTCTCTATATACTCATTTATAGCTTTTAAATTACCTTCTGTAAGTCTGGTATATACTTCTGGTTTAACGTTTTGGGTAATTGTCATACAACGAACATAGTCTATTACTTGTTCAAGTGTTTTTTCTTTTCCATCCAAAAATGGTTTATGCCATTTAGCTTCCCATTTTGAAATGGAGACTAGAGAATGTTCTAGTTGTAAGACCTGTTCTTTGAATTGTATGAATTCATTATTAACTTCATCGTAATATTCCATTGCAGGTACAATAATTTTTAACATCTCCAGTCACCTTAACCTTTCTATTACAAGCTCTTTGGTAAAATACCATTTACGAAATCAGCAGCGGCTTGTTCATTAAGTGCTAATTCCATAAATATTTCGCTGTATGCTTCTGTCTGAGAAAATGCATCTGATAATTCCTTATTCTTGATGAATCTTCTACCATCAGGTGATTTTTCCCCATAAGCTTTTAGTACTAGTTCTTTAAACATACGTACTATTTCTTTGTTATCTTTAGAATTAACGATGTTTTCTAACATTTGAGCTAGGCCACCATCAACGGATAATTCCATTTCAGTTACCTCAGCTTTAGATAGGTTGAAGTAGAAATCTTCAGTTCTTTCAACGCCATTATAATCAGTATAAGTTACAGTTTTCTTTAACATATTCAAATCTCTCCTTAATCAAAAATTAAAATATAAGAGTCCCCGTAAAAATTGCGGGGGCCCTAGTTCTATTCTACAAAAATATAAATTAGCCAGTTATAATTTGTTTTATTTCATCAGGTAATGGTAATGTAGCTTCAGCTTCTTGTGTTCCGTATAATTTGTCTTCTATAGCTTTTAATTTTTCAGGTTGTATTTTAGTAGAGTCTATAGTAACAGATGCAGTAGGTTTGAATCCAGCAACATTAACTGGTGTAGTTGTTACTTCCCAGCTGAATGTTACAGCTTCTGGACTATCATTAACTGTAGCATAAGCTTTTTCACTAGGTTTTGCTTTTGCTCCATAAATTAAATGTAATTTATATCCATTTTCATTCCCTTTTACATCATTACCAACAATTGTTCTATAGCAAAGACCAAATGCCTTTCTATCTTGTTGTCCTATAGTAACACCTTCTCCTAAAGATGCTGAACCATCGCAAGCTTCGAATTCTGCTGGATATGTGTATGCTTCTATAGTTGCTCCAAATTCTTCAGCTGAGAATAATTCTAAATATTTTATATCATCTGCATATAAAGCAGTAGGTTCTGCTCCTGAAGGACTTTCTGTTACAGCTGTTAGACCATTCCAAGCAACACCATTTTGGTATTGTCCGTTTTCACCTTGAACATATAGTACACCTTTTTCTACGCCTGTTTCATAAAGACGTTTACCGCTTTCATCCCAAACTAATTTAGCCATTTAAGCATTCCTCCTTAAATTAATAATATACCGTAAACACATAATGGTTTAGGTTTTCACTACAATACGTAGTATTTAATTTACACATTTCAAATTCTTTTAAAACTTTTTCGATAATATCGATATTAGGTTGTTTATATATAAATGTTAATGTATAACTATTAACATATTGGTATATACTATCATTAGCACGTTTAACGTCGCCCTCGCCAATAGTATAAACTACGCATGGATATACCAAACGAACAGATGCTGGAGGTTGAAAATATACATGTTGGCTTTGAATAAGATTCTCAAGTTTGGCTTGTAGTTGCAGTCTTCTATTCATTGTATAAACCTCCAATCGTTAATAGTAATCTAGGATACTGAACTTCAACATCTGTTATTTTCCACTTAGCACCCATAAATTCTACATAGCGCATTGCGTGGAAGTTATTATTGGCAAATGGGTCGGCTATGATGCTAATTTGGTTAGATATGTTAATATCATCGTTTACTTTGCTTCTTTCTTGAAGTCTTCTAGAGTTTCTTATTACGTCTCCGAAATATTGATTCTCTATAATTTTCTCTTCATATATACCAGGTTCTGTTTCAACAGTTAGCGCATAACCGATTATTCCACAAAACTTTGCCATTTTGAATTTTCCTTTCTATTAAGCTTGTTTATCTAATGCTACTGCTATAGCAGAGTAAGGTTTAACTAATGCTCCAGAGCATCTAGTTTCCATTAAGTATTTTTGTTGGTTGTAGTCTATATCGAAATCGTCGAACATATTAACAGCTCCACCTTTATCAGCACCAACATAGTAGTCTACTAAGTTAACCATAAGTGCCATTAAAGGTTTCTCTTGTGATTCAACTTTAGTTTTAGCGCCTTCCATAACTTCAACAGTTACTATTTCTTTAACTCTTAAAGCAGTTGCTAATTTTTCAACAGTGTCATAGATTATTCTTCCGTTTTTGTCTTCTAATA